GTGCTGCCATTGCAGACTCAACCAGCAACGCCTCACTACGTTGACCGATAGAAGCAGATGAATCGAAAGCGATCTGACGCAACGCACGAACAGCCTCAGGAGCAAACTTTCCACGCAAAAACTGTGCAGTACCAGTCTCACGAATAGCACCCTTGATACTACCTTTAGCACCCTCAATAACATTAGTGACAGCAGACGAACCAGGAATAGTTACCGCACCATGAAAATAGGTGCGGCCCAACTCACCAATACCCAACTTGTTAGCCATCTCAGCATCAACACCAGCAAGACGCAACGCCTTCGGAGTTAACGCACCAACACCACGTTTCTGTGTTTCAACCAGCAACGCATTCAAACCCTCATCAGCAAATCCACCACCCTCTTTCATGGCGAACCCTGCTTCGGTAGCAGACTTGATAAGCGCATTCGTAATACTCTTAGATGAACCCGACTTGATAGCCGCATCCAAACCCTCATAGGCAGCCTTCTGAGCAGCCGTTTCCGCCACACGCTCAGTACCCTTAGCAGCAAGATTAGCAACCCCAGGATGAGTCCACATCAACGGGTCAGTAGCAACATCACCAACCAAACCCATAACACGACGATAACCCAACGAACGGTTCGGATTGATCTGAGTGAAATAGTCACCCATCCCCTTGCGTTCAGCGATCTGCTTCGTAAAATCACTCCACGAAAAACCACCCTGCGCCCCAATATCTTTCAAATGTTGCGTATACTGCTCAGGGGTACGCTGAGTAATCAACCAGTCAGGCACATGTCCACCAGTACCCAACCAGCGTGCAACACCACTAGAAGCCCACGCATCATTCAACTCTTTAGCAAACGAAGCAATCGCACGCTGAGGGATCATAGCCTTGTCAACAATCTGTAGCAGACCACGACCGATAGAAGAAAAAATGTTACCAACAGTAGAACCACCACTATCGGCCTGCAACTGACCAGAAGCCTTCAACCTGTCAAACGCGCCAGAATAATCAACAGGCCCAACAGCAGGCTGAACCGCACCAACCGTAGGGGCAGGTGCGGTAGGAAACAGTTTCTTCAACGCATCAAACGACTGATCGGCCACAATCAACCTGCTGCTTTCGCTGCCTGCAAAGCAGACAACAACGCCTGACCGCGCTCAGTAGGAACAACCTTCTGTCGTGCCGATTCCAACAACATGCCAATCTGATTCTTAGCCTGCTCATCCAACCATTTGTTGTATGCAGACGAACCAGTACGAACACTAGATTGCCTAGGGGCAGGAGGCCCAGCCTGATCGGGCTGCATACCAGCCTTCGACTTCTTATAGGCAGACAACACGCTCTCAACAGTCAAAGGTTGACCAGCCTGCTCATTCAACACATCCAAACCAGAACGAGAAATATCCTTAATCCCCAACGGTGCTGGCCCCATCTGCTGCTGCTTATATGCCTGCTGATTCTGCCAATCCTGCAACTTTGCCTTATTTTCCATATCGACCTGAGCGAACTTTGTGACAATATCCAAATAGTTAGGCCCACCCAAAGGGTTAGGCATAGTAGGCAATCCTGACTCCTTCAAAGCAGTAATAGGATCAGTCCCATTCTGAATAAGATTGAAAGCAGCAGCAACCTTAGGATCAGACCCGTACATGTCCATCGGATTAGTCAACGTCGGTTGAGGTTCAGGAACAAACTGTTTCGGCTCCGCCGCACCACCAACCTTCAAACCCAAATCCTGTAGAAAGTTCAACTTCGCTTGCTGATTTTTACCTGGGGCCAACTGCAACAACGTGTAGAAAGCCATCAACTCGTTCTGATCCATTACTTAGCCTTTCCCAACAGAGAAGCATACGCCTGAATAAGAGCATCCTGATTCGACAACTCTGCCGCCTTAGAAACCTGCACCTGACCCAACATCGAAGCCAACAAATCAGCAGCCGACATACCACCCACATCCTGCGCTGTAGGCGCACCAAACGCCCCCAACGTCTGAGCAGCCCCCTGACGGCGTGCAGCATCAGCAGCAGCATAATCTGACATAAGTTTCTGCAACTGTGCAGAAGCAGCATCCCACGCACCACCAATGTTGGTGCGTGCAGACTGACCTGCTTCAGTCAACTTGTTCACATCAGCCTGTGACCATGTAGGCACAGCAGCACGAGTACGAGTAGTTGTGGTCGGTGAAGCATTCGGGCCTAAACCGTATGCAGCCAACAACTCGGGCAATGACTGACCATCAACACCAAGAATAGTGGACAAATCTGCAGCCTGCTGTTGAGCAATATTCCCCCACCCAGCCTTATCAGCCATCTCAGGATAGTTCCCAGAAGGGGTCACACCAGCACGAGGAAGTGCACCAGCAGGATCATAAGAATTCTTAGGAATATAGTGGACTCCAGGCCCCCCGCCGCCAGTAGGTTTCTTGGGATGCACAATATTAACCTGTTGACCAGCAACATAAAACTTGCCAGTCAAAGGATCAACACCAGTACCATAATTTCCAGGGGCACCCCAACTATTCCAACCCATGATAACCTCTCTTTTTGTCAAAAACCTTTAAGTCCAGCAGCAACAGCCTGCTCACGCAATGCTTGCAACGCACGCTCCAACGCAATCTTCCGACCAGCCTGATCCATAGCAAACTTTGACTGCTGCTGAGCAGCAGCCAAATCCACATCACCCAAAGACCTATTGAACCCGCCAGTCAACTCACCCATCTGACGGCCCATCACACCCGACTTCACGCCCGAACCCAAACGGCGTGCCCAACTAGCAGTAAAAGCAGGGAACTGCTTTTGAAACCCTCTAGTCAAATCTTCTCGTTGACGAGCAAAACGTTGCTGACCTAGCATGCGCCCAAATTCTTGGGCAGCATTCTGCTGAGCATAATCAGAAAGCAGATTCTGTTTTTGTGTAAAAAGATCGTTAATAGCCATAACAATAAACCCTTTCCGTAACTAGGTCAGGTTAATATAACCATGAAAAAACCAGTTCGTTATATTTGTGCCAGCAGCATGAGTAGTAGTAAAAGAAGTAGCACTACCAGCAATCGTAATCGTAGTACCAGCAGCAGCAATGTTTGCCGCAAGCAAACTAGTACCATTGCTGGCTGAAATAATGAACCTACCAGCAGCAGTACCAAGCACAGGCAAAGAAATAGCAAACGTACCAGTGGCCGTAACGGTACCAGCAGTAAATGTGCCACGCAAAAACAACGTCTTGCCAACCTGCATATAGGCACCACTAATAGCACCACTAGTCACATTCGTAAACGTCGTGCTAGTCCATGCGTTCCACTGTCCACCCCAATCACCAGTAGCAGTAGAAAACATAGCGTTCGTAACCGTACCAGCCCCGACTGTTGCGGTTGGTGCAGCCCAAGTACCATCAGCACGCAAAAAGTTTGTAGTACCACCACCAGAAGCAGGAGCCAAACCTTTCAAAGCCGAAGTAACAGTATTCAACAACGCAGTAGCCTGCGTCGCAGTCATATCTTCCACGTTACCAGTACCAGCAGTAGTGCGACCCTTAAAGGTCGCAGTAGCCACTGTAGCCAACTTTGTGTTATCCACAGCGTTAGCAGCAATATTGCCTGTAGCCACCGTAATAGGATCAGAACCACCACTAGTATGTGTAGCAGCATGAGCCGTAGGAGTCCTAGCGTTCGACAGGCGAGAATCATCCCCAGCACACACCGTACTAATAACAGTACCCACATTCAACACGGCGGCACCACCCAACCCGAGGTTGGTGCGTGCCGTAGCAGCAGAACTCAAATCAGACAAATTATTCGTCTTTAACAGATAGCGTGCATCACCACGAGTATCATTATGATACTGAGGATGATCGTCACCAATAGTCAAACCTGTTAGCGCAGAGTGAGCCGTAACACCACCACCGCCACCAGCAGCAACAGCGGTATCCACATATTTACGCAGCCAAACAAACGTCCGCAACACGGACGCATCCAACAATTCTGAATTCGGAATTCTTTTAGCAACCATCAATCACCAATACGACGTACAACAACCGAAGCATCAAACGTGATACCAGCATTCGAACCATTAGTAAAAGTAACAGTAAACGTGTTACTAGCACTAAATGGAATCACATATGATTCCATCAACACAGTAGGATAATGGGTCGAAGGAGGCAACGGATAGTTGCCCGACGGGGCAACCAGCAAACCATAAGAACCGAAACCTTGCACAAAGTTGTTACCAGCAGTCTGAGTCAACTTGACAGTAACCGCATATGTCCCATCCTCAGGGATCGTAAACGTAGACCCACCAGCAGTAAAAAATGAATCAGTATCATAATTTTTTGTAGCAAAAGTCAACGTACCAGTAGCACCAGTAGCAACAACCTGACCAGTATTTGAAGCAGAAACAGCCTGCGTACCCGACACAAGCAGCCAAGCAGAACCACTATAAACACGGACACGATTCTTGTCAGTCTCAAAAATCATTTGACCAGCAACAGGAGAACCAGGACGGGCAGATGACAAACAAGTCGAAAACTTTGCATCCACATACGCCTTGCGAGTCAACTGGTTAGCCGACGTAGGATCAGACGCAGGGCCAGAAGGCACTGCGGTAAACGCCTTAGAACCATCCAAATGAACCGCATTCGTATTCACCCAGTTTACAATATCAGTAAAGTTCTGATCCACATTATCAGCAACAGCAGGAGTACCTGCCACAAAATTATAGGTAACACTAACATTAGCAGCCACAACAAACTCCTTTAACGATACGTCTTATTGAAATACGGTAGCGACACAGAATCAATCCACCACTTCGTAGAATGATCCGTCATCCTAAACTTCATCTGCACAGCATGCGACTTACCCAACGACGGAATACGAGAAAACTCGTACGACGGATCAGTACCCTGCCAAGTAGCAGAATCCCAGTTCGAAGAACCCCACACCATATTACCCGAACCAGTAGTAGTGATCGGCAATGTCAACTGTTTCACCGCAGACGACTCAATAAAATCATGGAACACATCAACATTTAACGTCGCAATATCACCACAAGCGACCGTGATATGCGGTCGCCGCCACTTCTTACGCAACCCAGCATCCTTATCAGTAAACCAAGCAGTCCGATAATATGCAGCAATAGGAGTCAACGTCGCAGCAGGCCACTCATCCTGCACCTGAGCCACATTGCCCATATCGAACAACGCACCCTTAGAAGCCAACGTCATATACATACCATTCACCGTAGTACCAGAACGCCACCAAAAAATGGAAGTAGGTTCAAAACCCCACTTTGTCCAAGCACCATTCTTTCCAACCTGCGGATCATACATAAATAACACACGACCACCAGCATTAGTGACCAGCGAAACAAACAACTGGTTATCAACCCAAGCCACAAGATTCTGCTCAGAACCAGTAACAACAGTTCCGTCGATCACAACATTCGTAATACGATCACCCAACGGGACAACACCACGCCCATTATATGCGTACACATTCCCATCAACCGACCACCAATAACACACCCCAGCATTCGCAGACACACACTGCAACGAAGCCACACCAGCACCCGTAGCCAATCGTTGAACCGTAAACGAATCCTTGTCATACCCGTAGATCGCATACACGGCACGCCGCTTAAACACCAACAACGAATCCCTAAAAGGAACCAAAGCAGTGATCTGATCTGTCTGATCGTCAGGATCAATATCGAAATAGTCTGCGGCAGCAAAATCTTCAGGTTGCAACGGGTGCGACCAACGCACCCGAGAACGATACCTAACAGAAGCCTCCACAGTATCCGCCCAAAACATGTGACCCTGATGGTCACACACAATACGAGCCAACGGTGCATTACCACCTGTAGGAGCCGTGTAGTTATTGTTCACCGTATTCGTCAACGTCGTAAACGCAGTACCATTCCAATAACGCATCGACAATGAACCAGCATTCAACCAGTTCGCAAAATACAGTTTGTCACCCCAAGTAACACCATTCACCGTGCGAGACACATCAGCAGGAACAGCAGTCACAACCGACGTAAACGTCGCACCACTCCAAGTCCACAACTTTCCAACATTATCAATACCCCACAATACCTCAGTACCAGCACTAAACTGACCACCAATATAGCCGCCCGACAACGCTGCCTGCGTGCTAGTGACCCGATAGCCACGACGAGAAGCAAACCCGCCCCTAGCGTTAAACACAACATCCAAACAATCAGGTGACTCATTCAATGCCAAATCCTGGCGAGACTGCCTATTATTCAGACCGCCAGTGAAATCGCTATAAAACACTACACCAAACTGTTGTGTCATCTAATCACTCCAACATTCCACGCACCCAACGAGTAAAGTTGGGTGCATAATAGTTTTGACCACCCATAACATGATTACGGGCACCAAAATCTTTGAACGACTCATTACGAACAAACTTGTCAACCATCTGCTCATACTCACGCAAATACACCCCAGCCAGATTCACATCCTCCTGAGACAAATAATATGACGACAACATGTACCATGAGATAGCATCATGCAACGCAACAGGCAAATCAGGAGAAGAACCAGAACCATTAGGCCACGAAGCAGGATTACGCAACCCACGCACAGTATAAATTTTGCCAGAAACTGACGGCTTCGGATACAACTTCAACACATCATTATACACCGTATATGCCGTAGCCACATCAGACGACATACCAACAGGGGCACCAAACGCCAAATCGCCATCCGACTCAGAAATATAAATCAAACTACGACCCAAATTCTGTGAATCAATAACAGCCGTAATCTTATTCAAATCACCAATACTAGCAAACGTATACTCCGACTGACCCGCAACAGTAGTGAACGTATCTGAAGTTTGCAACAACGGAAAATTAGTACGAGTATGAATATCGTTATAAGCGATACGAGCATACACATCCAACGTAGCATCAGGCGCATCGGTCGCATCAGCGTCCGCATGCGTCCGAACAAAATCACGCATCTGTTGCAACGTCAAAGCCATAATCAACCATCTTTCTTAGCACGACCACGCTTCGGAATCTCAATTTCTTCCTGAGCAGCCTCAAACTCTGCTGCCCACTCGAAATCCTCATCCGAAGAATATGGCACCGCACCACGATACGACTGCTCCTGAATCCCATCATTAGCAGAACGAATATCAAAACCGCCAGCCATAGCCAACGCATCAAACACAACACCCTTACCATTCTGCGATGACTGCCCATAAGCAGCCTCAAACGGTACAGCACCCTTCCAAGTGACTGTCAAATCAGGCATCAAACACATCCTTAGCATTCGGAACAGCCCACACAACAACAGCCACAATCGCAGCCTCAACCAAAGCCTGAACAGTCCCAGCATCCAAACTGATCCAACGACCAACAGCACCAACCACAGCAGTAGCAATAGCGGCAGCAATAGCCTTACGAACCTTAGCAACAGCATCCTTGATAACCACAATAACTCCTTAGAAACGAAGATGGGAGGGAGGCGAACCCCCCTCCCATCAATCGGCAGAAAGTGTATCAGAACTCAGGGAGTCCAGATAGCACGACCGAGGTAACGGCGACCGTTCGTACCGAACGCACCATAGCAGGTGATAAGACCATACTTAGCGTCACGATCATACGGCTCCACAAAACCACGGAACTTCATCCAGTTACCCGACAAAACAGCCAACTTAACATGACGGCTGTTCAAGAAGTACCAGTAAGTAGCGGGCATCAGATCGCTCCACACAACCTTCGATCCACGGTGCAACAGGTTCGTGAAACCCGACTCCGCAGTCTTGGCATCAGTGAAACGCTGGTTTGGCTGCAACTTGCCTTCATAGGTTTCCCACAAGGTCTGAGTCGTGATCTGGAAGTCACAAGCGTCACCACCATACGACACAGTGTTGTAAGCCTTCGAATGCAACGACAGCGAATAAGTAGCCGTAGTTGGAGTATACGACTGCCAATAGGCATAAGTTCCACCATCAATACCGCCACTGACACCAGTACCAACCAGGTTCGGCAAACCACCCCAAGCCTTACCGCTAGATTCAGTACCAGTGTTCTGCAAGAACGCAGTCTCAAACTGCTCAGCAGCAGTCATCTCAGCATTCTCCACCTTCGTCTGCAACAACTTGACAACAGCACGATCACCGCTGTTCTTCGCTTCCTCCATACCCGACATGGGAATAAAGATCGCAGCCTGCTTCCACGAATACTCGGCAGCAGTCACAAGTTCTTCACCATGCACAGGCGTAAGAGCATCATAACCCGAGTAGTATTGGAACGAACTGTTCGCCTTATACTGAAGCGGAAACACAGCAGTAGAACCGCCCTGAGCATCAATCTTAGCGGTATTCTGCAACCAGTCAAGCGCAGCACTACGCTTAAAAATGTTGTCAACAGCCTTCCCACCCTCAGTAAAATAACGCTTAAGAGTAGTAGCAACAATATTGTCAAAGTTCGGGTTCGACATGATACCCCATCCTTTCTATTTATGAACGTGTCTTTTCAACTTCGTAAGCAAAGATATCCTCGAAAGAATCAAAACGCTTCCACGAATCATCAGCATCCGCAACCTGCTTCGAAGAACCAGCAACAACAGTTGCCTTCGCCTTGCGAGCCTTCTCACGACTCGCAGCAGCCTTCTCAGCCTTGATACGGGCCTCCTCAGCAATACGCAGATCGACTTCCAACTTGTCAGCCTTCCACAACTTGTACGCCTTATCCATTGACAAACCATTCTCAATAGCAATCGGCAATACCTGCATCGGATCAAAATCCTGATAACGTGACCGCATCGAATCCAACTCGGCCTGAACCTCAGCATCCACACGAGAAGCCTGCAATGACTGCGACTGCCGTCGCAACTCTGCCAACTCTTGCTGTGTACGCCTAAGTTCATCAACAATCGGCTTAACCTCAGGATCAACATCCTCAAACGGATCAACATTCTGCGTTTGCAAACCAAACTGTTCTTGCAAATAACGAATACTGCCCGCAGGATCAACCCTAAACGCCTCCTGCATTTCACGTGCCCACCGCAACACATCCGCATCCGCAGCAACCTGCTGCGTCTTACGAGTGTAATCCGCTTGACGCATGTAACCATTTCGCAACTCGGCCAACGGAACCTCGAAGGTTTCCCCATTCACCGTCACAGAAACAGTTTTATCCTTGATAGAGTCAAAATCAAACACATCCTCGGGTGCATCATCCGAATCAGAACCTGCATCGTCCTGACTGTCAATGTCCTCGTCAGTATCATCAAC